TGCGCTTTTTGTGCTGCTCCTGTACCTGGCCGGGGAACTCAAGAAAGGAGAAGGCGGCTGGGTGGACAGATCACCCTGTGGGAGAAGGGGCTGGTTTCCAGCCCCGACTCCTATCAGGCCTACAGCAACCTGCGCAATACACTTACGGGGGCTCTGCTGAAAAAAGATGTTGCCGCCTTCATCCAAAACGACGGTTCCAAACGCTACCGAATTTCCACCCACCCCGATTGCATCACCTATGACAAGGCGAAACTCCTGGATCATCCGGACCATAGGGTGAAGGCCTTGGCAACAGAGCTGCTCTGATTCGCATTCCTTTTCGTCCTTGCATTGGCCGTGTTGAAAACTGTAATTTTGCAGACAATCGTAGAAAAATTAGGGACGATATTGGGATAGCGGGCGAGAGGGAACAGTTCTCATGTGTGCCTTGTGGCATGATTTTTGATTGATTTATGGGGGGGGAATTTATGGTAGGAAGGGGGGCCGGTGGGAGGCGGTTCGATAGGGTTGGGAGGCTCTATCTACCTTCCTGAATGATGGGATGTTTACTTCATAGTGGACTCCTTTTCATTTTGGGATGATTGATCTAACTGTTGAAGCCTGTCCTCCAGATCCTTAATGTGCTCATCCCTCCTCTGAATCTCCCTTTCAAGGAGTCCCATAGTCATGGTCTGCATTCCAATCTTTGTATAGAGATCGATTTCCCTGAGTTGCAGTTCTATCAGTTAATCCTACCAATTTCGTTGATTCCAATCAGTCGGTAGTCCCGGAGGACGGATATGCCCCGCCCTGGTACCTTGCCAGGCAGACCGCATCAATGATGGATTCAGCAGATATGGTTACTCGCTGGGATCGCCCGGCAGAATCCTTGTAGGTCGCAATGAATTTGACCAGCTTTTCGGGACGCTTGAATTTGCCGCCAAATCCTTCAGTCGCGTTTCGCGGGCTCAACGCGACCTACGTGCTGCAAGGAGAATTTATAACGCTATAATCCGTGATCCGCTAACCTCTAAAATGGAGGGCATCCCGACCGGGCGCCCCAGATCCCATATCCCCACCTAATCCATCCCCATATTTTTTCAAAAAATATCAATTTTTTAAATCCATTTTGACCGTACCTGTCACAGCCGTGTGCTAGACCTCCAGGACGCCCTCGACCAGGGTTTTTTGTACAAGCTCCAGCAGGTCCTCCCGGCCGCCGACCCCATCATGGCCATGGACGAAGTGGAGTATTTTGATTTCATCCGCTCGGGGTGCGCCTCCGAGGAGCAGTTCCTGCAGGAGTACATGTGCGTGCCGGCCGACGATGCGGGGGCCTTCCTTTCCTACGACCTTATAGCTTCCTGTGAATACCGTGCAACGGAACCCTGGGAAATGACGGACCTGGGGCGCGACGCACTGGGGGTTCCGTTCATGGATCTCTATATCGGCGTGGACGTGGGGCGGGCAAACGATTTGACGGTAATCTGGGTGATCGAGCGGTTTGCGGGGATACTTCCCACCCGCAAGATCATCACGCTCCAAAATATGCCCTTCAGCGCACAGGAAGAGGTGCTTTATGGTCTACTCGCCCTCCCCAACGTGCGGCGCTGCTGCATAGACGATACGGGGCTCGGGATGCAGTTTTGCGAGCGGGCGAAAGAAAAATTCGGAGAATACAAGGTGGAGGGCGTGCGCTTCTCGGCCCAGGTCAAGGAAGCCCTCGCGTACCCCTTGCGGGCCGCCTTCGAGGACCGGGCGATACGGATCCCCAAAGACGACAAGATCCGCGCCGACCTTCGAAGCATCCGCAAGACCACCACGGCGGCCGGAAACATCCGCTTCGAGGCCGAACGCAACCAGGACGGCCACGCGGATAGATTCTGGGCTCTGGCCCTGGCCATTCACGCGGCATCCGGGCCGGCTTCTCCCATCGAGTTCCAATCGACGGGAATCATGAGGGCTTCCACGGCCCTGGAACGATTTTAATGTATGCTCATGGTTCATAGCTCATGGCTGATGCCATGGAAAATTAGCTCCTCATGAGCCATCAGCCATGAACCATAAGCCAAAAATAAGGGTGAAGATGGATAAAGACACCACGAAGCATCCAGTCATGAACGAAGTCGCCACAGTAGAAAAGGACATAGACCTTTTTTACGGCTGGCAGGGGCGCATGGAAAACCCGGACCAGCTCCTCCGCGAGGAAAGCGGGGGGCGTGGCGTTCGCATTTACGAGGAGCTCATTCGTGACTGGCAGGTGTTTTCCATGCTCCAGACGAGGTCTCTGGCTCTCCAGGGCTTCGAATGGCAGGTGGAGCCGGCCACGGAAAAGCGGGCGGATGTCAAGGTGGCTGATTTCGTGGAAAGCGTTTTTAAGGAATGCAATTTCGACCGCCTGTGCCGTCAGCTCATGCAAGCGGTCCTGACGGGTTACAAGCCCATAGAGGTCATGTGGGAAGTCTCGGAGGGAGATGTCTGGATCAAGGAGTTCCGGGGGCGCAGGCCGAGCCGTTTCGTGTTCGACGACCAGGACAACCTCCGGTTGCTGACCCGCACCAACATGTGGGACGGCGAGCCGGTCCCCGACAGGAAGTTCGTGGTCTGGAGCTACGGGGGCCACGATCACAATCCTTACGGGCTCGGCCTCGGGCATCAGCTCTACTGGCCGGTCTGGTTCAAGAAAAATGGCGTCCGTTTCTGGATGGTTTTCATTGAGCAGTTCGGATCTCCCACACCCGTTGGGAAATATCCACCCGGAGCCACGGGAGACGAAAAACAGACCCTCCTGGAAGCTGTGGGCGTGATTCGGCAGCAAACAGGAATAACTATCCCGGACACCATGGTCATAGAGCTCCTGGAGGCAAAAAGAACGGGCGACGGCAGCTATGAGGCCGCGTGCAACTATTTCGACGATTGTATTTCGAAAATCATACTGGGTCAGACGCTCACCAGCGACCAGGGCGAGAGGGGCAGCCAGGCGCTTGGCAATGTGCATGAGCGCGTCATGCAGTCCATCATCGATGCCGACGCGGACGACCAGTGCGAATGCATCAACCGGTCCGTGGTCCGCTGGCTCGTGGACTACAACTTTCCCATGCAGGGCCGGACCGGGTACCCGAAAGTATGGCGCCGGACGGAACCGGAGCGGGACCTCAAGGAACTGGCCGAGCGCGACAAGATCCTGCTCGTGGATATCGGGTTAAAAAGCCGCGTGCCGGAAACCTACATCGAGGAGACCTACGGCATACAGATGGCCAAGGAAGGCGAGCGCACCATAGGGGACGGTATGCCCCAGGGCGATCCGGCCGGGAGTGTTGCCACGGGTGCCCCTGGCCGAAAGGAACCGAACTCTTCGGACGATACCAAAGCCGGAGCCGTCGAATTATCGGAACATCGATTCACCCCCGATCAGCAAGCCCTTGAGCGCATGGTGGAAGAGACCCTGCCCGCGGGCATCGAGGCAATGGAGGATTATACGGGACGGCTCCTGGACGTGATCCGGGAAAGCCGCGATCCCGACGACCTGGCCGGCCGGTTGGCTGAAATATTCGGGCGGATGCTCGACGAGCATGCCCTCACGGACGTGATCCAGCGGGCCACTGTGGCGGCGGACATGTATGGGCGCTTCACTGCCCGCGAAGAATCACAGGGGTAATCAGCCATGCCAGAAGCCACACCCACAGCACTCCCCATGCAGGAAGCCCTGGACTACTGGAAGTCCAAGGTCCCGCTCTCCTCGCGTGAGTTCTACGACCTGGCCGAGGCGTCCAGGGTCAACGCCTTCACGGTTTCGGGCGTGGCCAAGATGGACATGATCGTTCAGATCCAGGAATCTCTCGGGAAGGTCTTGTCTGAAGGTTTGAGCTTCGGCCAATGGAAGGAATCCATCGCGGACATCATCCACAAGCTTGGGTGGACCGGCCAGGGCCGCAGGCTGGGCATCATATTCCGCACCAACATCCAGACGGCTTACAGCGTGGGGCGATGGAAGCAGATGCAGGCCGTCAAGGCATTGCGCCCCTACTGGCAATACAGCGCCGTGAACGATTCGCGCACCAGGCCCGTGCACAGGGCGCTCGACAAGAAGGTCTTCCCGGCTGATCACCCCTTCTGGAAGACCTTTTACCCGCCAAATGGTCACAGGTGCCGCTGTACCGTCAAATCCCTCTCCGCCCGTCAGGTCAAGGAGAGGGGACTTGAAGTCGAAACGGAGGATCCGACGGGAAAGCTCTTCGAGCCCATTGACGAGCGCGGAAACAAGCTGCCGGCAGAGCTGCTCATGCCGGATCGGGGCTTCGAGGTAAACCCGGCGCTGGAGCATTACAAGCCGGATCTGAGCCTGTACCCGGCGCACCTGAAGCAGCGATTCCTGGACAACCTGGTGCAGGGTGTCTGCCCGGATGACTGGATGGATTTCGCCGAGAGCAAGTGCTACGCCAGGCTCAAAAAGTACCTGAAGCAAAGCGACCTGAAAGACATGGAAACCTTGGTATGGGCTGAAAAGCAGGGCGGGGTGAGCGGTTATGGCGACTGGGTGCGCGGCGTGCTGGAATCCGGCCGGGCCAATGGCGAGGTGTACCCGGTGGGCAACCTGCCGGCACATGTGTTGAACAAGCTGGAAGCCCATCCTCGGCTGGCGCTGGTGGTCATGGAGGACACCCAGGCCTTGCATCTGGGACTTGGGAAGCATTCGGAACAGGCCGTGCTGACGGTGGAGGAAGTAGCGTCCATCCCACAACAGTTCCAAAATGCCAGGTGGTTTGTGGATATGGATGACCCTGCGTTGCTCATGACATGGGTGAGGATCGGCTCGAAGTGGGTGAAGGTCGTGATCAAGACGGACAGGAAGGTTGGTCGTGGCGTAGCCAATAAGGTTGTAACGGCTGGTGTGGTCGAAGACTACAACATCACGGCGGACCCGAGGTTCAAGGAAATCTGACAGACGCGGGAGGACGCCCCTTCCCTCCATTGGCTCGCCCGTCCAGGCTGGTGTGGCCCGTGGGTGAACCCGACTCGCCAGAGCGAATTTTCGAGTCCTCGCGCCTGTCATTGAAAACAATATAGCAATTACAGAGAAAGGTTTCAACGGTGGGAGAGATGCTCCAAGACGTGGAAATCATGAGGACCGGCACCTTCACGGCTTCGAACGGCCAGGATGTGACCCTGGGGGATTCGGACCTGGAACACATCGCTTCCTCTTACGATCCGCAATATCACGAGGCCCCGGCCGTCATCGGGCATCCGGTCGACAACGGCCCGGCTTACGGGTGGGTGAAGTCGCTGAAGTTCGCATCCGGCAAGCTCATGGCGACACTGGAATGCGTGCCCGAGTTCGTGGACATGATCAGGCAGGGGCTCTTCAAGAAGCGCAGCGCCAGCATCTACCCGGATATGGACAGGAAGGGATTTTATCTGCGCCACGTTGGCTTTTTGGGTGCAATGCCTCCCGCAATCAAGGGGCTTAAAGATATCGCGCTGAGCGATGACTCAGACATGCTGATGATCGAATTCGAAGAACAGGAGAAGAAAACTATGAGTTGGAAAGATCTATTCAAAAAGGCCGTGGACGAAATGCCGGAACCCGGCCAAGTGCAGGTGATTCAAACCCAACCGGCAGCCACCGCGTCCGTGCAGTTCAGCGAGGCGGAAGTGGAGGCCAAAATCAAGAAGGCTGAGGAAACCGCGGCGCAAAAGGCCAGGGAAGAGGCGAAGCTCGAATTCGCGGAGCAGCAGAAACAGGAAGCCGCCAGGCTCGCGAAGGAAAACCACAAGACCCTCGTGGCGTCAACCATCGAAGGACTGCAGCAGGCGGGCAAAGTCACGCCCGCAATGGTGAAGGCCGGTCTGCAGGAATTCATGGAGTGCCTCGGCAACCAGCCCGACGCGGTTCTGGAATTCTCCGAGGGCAAAAAGGAGACGCCGTTCCAGTGGTGCAAGGGCTTCCTGGAGGGGCTCCCCAAGGCGATAGAATTCGGCGAGGTGGCGGGCAAGGATAAAGATCCGGGCAAGGGCGGAGCATCCCAGAAGCTTGCGGAACTGGTGCGGCAGAAAATGAGCCAGAACCCTGAAATGCCCTACAGCCTGGCCTTCTCCGAAGCGCAACGGGAGAACCCCGACCTGGCGGAGCAGTACAGGATCGAAATAACCGCGTAACCCGCGGCAACTGGAGGATTACAAATGGCCACAGAAAACGGAATTTTGGATATGAGCTTCGAGGCGGCCGAAGACCTCAGCGCGGACCAGTACCGCATCGTGGTTATGGACGCATCCACGGGCAAGGTGAAGCGCCCCGATGCGGCAACGGACCATCCCCTGGGAGTGCTTCAAAACGCCCCGGCAGCGGGAGAGGCCGCCGTGGTGAGGCTCATCGGAATCAGCAAGATTCGGTTCGGCGAAACCGTAGCCATAAACGAATGGATCAAGCTGGAGTATGTGAGCGACACCGATGCCGGAAACGGCATGGACGCCGACGTGGCCCTGGATCTGGCCATTGGCCGATGCCTCAAGGGCGGTGGTGACGGAGAGCTGGGTGAGATCCTGCTCTCAGGGGCCGTCCACCAGGTGAACGCGGCATCTTAATGCCTTGATGCAACGCGATTGATCGCATGAAAGGATAGAATAATGCCTCAACCCAACGTAAAGGACCTTCTGGTTTCCGGGCCCCTCGCCAATGTAAGCGTGGCGTACCGGAACCGGAGTTATATCGCAGACCGGGTTTACCCGATCATCGATACGAGCGACCCCAAGTGCAAAATCACCCGGTTTCTCAAGGGCGCATGGTTCCGGGACGAAGCCGCTATCCGCGGCCCAGGGGCTCGAGCCGCGCGCGGTGGATATCCCATCGATTTCATCAGCGTATCCACGGACGAATACGCCTTCGCCAAGGAGGTTACGGACGAAGACCGCAGGTTCGCCAAAAGCAGCTTCGCCCCTCCCCTGCAGCCCGACACGGACGCGCTCGAATACTGCGCGGACCGCATCGATCTCAGAAAAGAAAAAGCCATCGCCTCCCAAATCCTGGCCGGTACATGGTCCGGGGTGGCGGGCGAGGACGCGGAAGGTCTCTGGGCGGCAGGGACCGGTAACACATTCATTACCGACGTGGAAACCCGCATCGAGACCATCCGCGGCAACACGGGCATTCGGCCCAACAAGCTGATTCTCTCCGCCAACACCCTGAAGGAAATCAAGCAGGAAAGCACCGTGCTCGAGCGCATCAAATACACCGAGCGCGGCATTGTGACTGCTCAACTGTTGGCATCCCTCTTCGGGCTGGATGAGGTCCTCATAGGCGACGCCATCTATTCTTCCGCTGCTGAAAAAGCGGATGGAAGCGATTTCACGGCCGTGAACGTCTGGGAGAAGACGGCGAACAAGGGCAGCGCGTTTCTTTTCTATGCCCCTTCGCGTCCCGGCCTCAAGACCCCCTCGGCAGGCTACCAGGTGCGTTTGCTGTATGAAAACGGCCAGCAACGCAGAACGACCACCTGGCGGGAAGCCGACAGGCACCAGGACGTCTACGAAGTGGCCGAAGAAACGGATATCGTCCAGACCGGAAGCGACCTCGGCTTTCTCTGGTATGACACCATCGTAACGTAAGACATCTTGATCCGACCTTATGCTCCCGGAGGATATCCGGGAGCTTTCCAAGAAGGATAAATATGACCAGGCAGGAATTGATACAGGCCGTTACAAATGCCACGGGATCGAGCAAGGCGGACGCTGAAAAACACCTGGACGCGATCCTGGCGGCTATCGGAAACGCTCTGAGAGTCGGGGACAAGATCTCACTCAGGGGGTTCGGAACATTCAAAACCGTGCTCCGCCAGGCACGGGAAGCCAGAAACCCCAAAACGGGCGAGACTATTCTCGTGAAAGAGACGGAAGTGGTGCGGTTCAAGGCTTCCAAGGAACTTTTGGGAGGGGATTAGGCCATGAAAACCATCTCGCTGAAATACGAAGGCCTTACGTTTGCCTGCTCCAGTCCGGAAACTGCATCCGTCAACGTCGCGGGTGTGGGATTGGTGCGAAAGGGGCAGGTGATCGAAGTGGACGAAGAGCGGGCGGAGGACCTCATGAAAAAACCGTCGCACATATTCACCCCGGTGGGACCCGAGCCTAAAAGCAGGAAGGGCAAGTCCGCCCCGGTTGAGGAGACTCCCTGATGGCTTACTCCACTCAAGCCGATTGTCTGGACCAGATCAGTGAGACCGAGCTCGTGCAGCTCACGGACGACGCAGGCCTCGGCGTGATCGACGCCGACGTGGTGACGCGGGCCATAGCCGACGCCGACGAGGAAATCGACGGATACCTGGGTTCGCGCATGGAGGTCCCTCTGTCCCCTGTGCCGGGGATCATCCGAAAATGCTCCGTGGATATCGCGATTTACAACCTCTACGCCAGGCGGCAGGATACGGCCCCGGAAATACGGAAGGACCGCTATAAAAACGCAGTGGGTTTCCTGGCGAAAGTCGCAGAAGGAAAGATCAGCCTGGGCGCATCCGACCCGGCTGGCATACCCGCCGAGAATGCGGTTGCATATACCGCGGCGGACGCCGTGATGACGGCTGACAAGCTGGATAGGTTCTAACATGGCCGGATCCTATATCACCATAAAAGTTGATGACAGGCAGGTCCAGGAGCTGCTGCAGGCGCTGCAAAAACGCATGGGCAGTCTCCGTCCTGCAATGGAAGCCATCGGCGAAACGATCGTGTCGGCGACGCACGACCGCTTCGAAAGGACGGAATCCCCGGAAGGCAAGAAATGGAAGCCCGTCAGCCCGGCCTACGCCGCGTGGAAAGAGAAGATAGGCAAGAACCCGGCCCACATCCTGAGACTCAAGACGGCTTCCGGGCTCCTCGGCTCCATCAACTACAGGGCCACGGAAAGCAAGGTGACCGTGGGCACCAACGTGGTTTATGCGGCGATTCACCAGTTCGGAGGGCCGACGAAGCGGGGTGCGACCATGCCGGCCCGCCCGTACCTCGGGGTGAGCGACGACGACTGGAAGGAGATCCGTGAAATGCTCCAGGAATACCTGATGACGGGGAGGGCTTGAAACCATGCGCATCGATGAAGCGGAAAACGCCGTACTGGGGGCGCTGCAGGCCGACCCGACGCTTGCATCCATGGTGAAAACCTGGATGGCCATGCCGGCCATGGATGAGGAAACCCTCGCGCGGCTGGTGCGCCAGTACCCTGCCGTAGGCGTCATCTCTCCCGACGGGGAATACGACTACAGAACCGGCAGTATCCAGAACGAAACGGCAACCATCCTGGTGCTCTGTATTCATCGCAACCTGAGATCTCCGACTGCCGCCCTCAGGGGCGGAGCCGAAGGAGAAACCGGAGCGTGGGAGATCCTGGACCTATGCCGGGCCGTGCTGCTGGATTGGGCGCCCGGCTCATCGATCCTGAAGTGCCTCCCCGTCAGGAGGTCCTTGTTATTCGTGGGTGATAAATGGTCTGCCGTGTCCCTGGAGATCAAAATCATTATCCGCACGGTGCTTTGATCCGTGGGTTGCGTTGAATGAAGTGAAACGCAACAAACGACATGAAGGAGAAATTATGAGCGAAGCAGGCTTGACCATCACGGAAAGACGCGGCGGGCAGTATCTCGTTGATGCACCGGCAACCCGCGAAATCGAGCCGCCAGGGCAAAAAGAGGACGATAGGTCTATGGAGATTAGTCCTGAGCCTTCGGACTCTAAAAAAGGCAAAAAATAGCGTTTTTTTTGTCGGTGCCCCGACGTCCTCAATTTTCTACGATTACCTGCAAAAAAACGAATCGCAAAAAAGGATGAACCATGCTGACCCGTAAATCTGTGGTGCTCGCAAAAATCGAAACGGCATACGGCACGGACCCTGTGCCCACTCCCGTCGCGAACGCCATCCTCATAAAGGACCTGGACATCAAGCCCACGGGCGAGACCATGAAGCGGGAATTCCTGCGCTCGTCGCTCTCCCAGCTCCAGTTCGTGCGCGGAATGAAGTGGGTGACCGTGCAGTTCAAGACCGAGCTCAAAGGAACGGGCACGCGCGGGCAAGTGCCCTCCTGGGGATGGGAGGGAGTGCTCTTCCGGGCCTGCGGCATGTCGGAGACCGTGACCGCATCGACTTCCATCGTCTACGCTCCGGTTTCGACGGGGTTCGAGTCGGCGACGCTCTATGTCTACAAGGACGGGATCTTCCACAAGGTCACGGGGTGCCGGGGCACGTTTTCGATAGATTTGTCAGTCGGAAAATACGGAGAGGTGACATGGGATTTCACAGGGATATACGTTTCCCCCGTGGATGCGACTCCGACGGCACAGACCTTCAGTTCTGTGACCCCTCCGACCGTACTTTCGGCGGCGCTTTCCATCGGAGGATATTCCCCCATTGCGGAGCGGCTCCAGGTATCGCTGAACAACCAGATCGCCGCCAGGAAGAGCATGAACAGCGCCACGGGGATACTCGAACAGGTCATTACGGGCAGGGAGCCCAGCGGGAGCTTCGACCCCGAGGCGGTCCTGGAGGCGACGAACGCCTTCTGGTCCCAGTGGGAGAACGCAACCGCAAGGGCGCTCACCTGCGGCCCCATCGGAAGTTCCAGTGGAAACATGATCACCATCGAGGCCCCAAAAATCCAGTACCAGGACATCACGTATGCCGACCGGAACGGGGTGCTCACCTACGAATGCCCCTTTTCCCTGGCGATGAATACCGGGGATGACGAGTTGACGATCACCTTCACCTAATAGGTTGCGTTGAATGAAATGAAACGCAACAAACGACTGGAATAGGAGACATAACGATGGCAGGGTCTTGCGCTGTAAACCTGAGGGTCGAGGAGCTCGGTGCTTCCAGGTATCCATATGATGGCGCCCGCATCGTGGAATGGACATGGTTGAGCCATACCGATGGGACCGTATCGGGCGTTGGGGCATCCATGCCGGTGAGCGGACGTATCGAGCAAATCCATTTCATCCCGGATTCCGGGGCTTCGGCCCCGAACGACAACCATGCGATCGCATTGCTCGATTCCAGGGGGCTGGACTGGTGCTTTGGACTGGGAGCATCGGTCAAGCAGTCCCAAACCGACACGAGCAATGTGATCACCCCGCTGAACGCACAGAGCATACAGCCATATCTTGTGGACGAGATCCTGACTCCATCGATTTCCGGCGCCGGCGCGGCCAAGGGCGGCGTCATCCGCATGGTGCTCAGATGAGCAAGATTACGATATGGGGGACCAGGAGTGCTGCCGTAAGAGGCGGCTCCGGAATCACTTACTACGTCTCCGCATCAGGGGGTAGTGACCTCAACGACGGTCTGAGCGAGCTCACTGCATGGCAGACGCTCAACAAGGTCAACGCCATGGCCGCCCCAGGGACAACCATCCTTTTCAAGCGCGGCGATACATGGAGTCCCGACCAGTTCGGTTCTACCATGGAGAGCCTGCACCCCGAGGCGGACGGCTCCAACTTTGCGCCGATTATCCTCGGGAGCTACGGTTCCGGAGCTCTGCCGGTCATCGACGGCGCGGTATCCATTGCTGCCGGAAGCTGGACGAAAACGGACGGTTACACGAATATCTACCAGACACCACTTTCCGGCTGGGAGATGGACGACCTTTACAAGGAGGCCACAGACGGAGGGGACCGTGGACCGGTGTGGGAAGTTACCCCTGCCGGCACACAGGGGAAGTGCATCTTCCAGGCGGATCGCTCCCAGGCCGACGTACTGGCCTGGCTGGACGCAAACCCAGGCTACAATTACTACGATAACGCCAACGATGTGCTGTATCTGCACACGCCGGACAACTCGTCGCCAATCACCAACGGGCGCACGTACCGGCCTTCCGTGTTCAAGGAAATTGCATTGAAAATGATCAAATTTGGCCTTGGGTGGGATTTGGTGGGATTTGTTGGGAGATCGCGGGATTAGTGAATTTTGGGGATGATCAAAACGCAATTTTGGATTTGGGGAAAATAGGTGGGAATGGGGAAATAATTGCGTATGCGTGATCAAAATTTGAAATGGAGGATGTTTAGGGGGTGCAACGTTTATAAAACGTTCAAAAAGGTATGCCTTGAGAAAGGCAATTGCCGTGAAAGCAGCAGTAGAAGCGTTTTTAGTCTTCATGGCCTCGTGTTTAGCCTCGTGTGTTTTTCTTGCCATGCCCGGGATTCTTGAAATCCTGCCGTTGGGAAATCTTTAAATCGTAAATCATATCATTGGCTTGAACCGTTTATGAATTTTTGTGAACGGTTGAATTTTGGCGGTTTTGCGTCATGCGCTGTTTTCCGTCAGGGGTTCACTATTCTCAAGAAGTTGGGCCTGTCGTTTTTTTTCCGTCCATTCCCGGTACTCTGGAAAGCGCTTGGGGAATTCAATATCCAGCCAGCCGCGGTAGGCCGGGTTCTCCGCGATCAGCTCGTCCAGCCACATTTTTATGCGCTCCACCGGTGCGTCTTCGAGTCTCACGACAGGGTGGGACGGCCTCTCAAACAGCTCTCCAGGCCGTTGTGTAGCTTCTATATCCTTTAAATATTTCGGCTCTATGCCCAGCAAAATCCACGCTGGGTTAATTGCGAATTCATTGGCAATCCTAATTAAATCGTTAGCATCAGGGACAGTTACCCCTGCCTCCCACCGTTGGATAGTGTTTACATGCACTCCTAGTTTCTCAGCAAACATCTTTTGAGAAATTCGCCCTCGAATCTGCTTGAGCGTATTTTTGACTTCCACCATTTGTGGTGTCTCCACGTTAATATTTGGTTCCAGCTCAGAGGCAAACGTCCGGAACCAAATCGCGGAACCAGCCACTTTTGCGGAACCAATTACTAACATATTGAAATGAAATGATATAACACTGTTTATGGTGTTGGATGTGGAAATTATTCTCCGGAACCAACTTTTTATGGTGTTTTTTCATTTGACTACCACCATGTCTGGTGTATAACTTCAACATATAAACAAATTCACACCCTGCAAATTACCATAGGGGTGCGAGCGAGTACAACATCCGAAAATGGAAAGTTTCGGACATCGGTTTTGGGGTTCTCCGGATGGTGGATGGAGAGAAGGTGATGGAAGAGGGTCCCGTGCAACTGACGCTTTTTGGATCGAGCAGCTTCAATGTCGTGGCCGGGTTGAAGGAGGCCATGAACGGAGCGGCCAGGCGAAGCGGTCTTTCCAGAGGGGAGATCGTGGACCGGATGAACGATCTTGCGCGCAGGTACGGCGCCCACCTGGTGAAGGGGAAAGGCGGGCTCACCCTGGCCACGTTCGAGAAGTGGCTGAACCCGAAGTCCCTGGATCATGTTCCCACCGTCCAGGCGATCCCCATTTTTTGCGCGGTAGTGAAAGACAATTCCGCCCTGGGGAGCCTGGCAGGCCCGCTGGGGGCGAAGGTGATCGACGAGAAAGACAGTCGGTTGCTGGAATGGGCCAGGGAATCGCACCGGATAAAACAGTCCAGGAAGCGGATGCGGCAGATCGAGGCGGAATTGTAGGGGCCTTCGATGCCCCGGGGCGAACAACGGGGCTTTAAACGCCCTTCGATGCCCTGGGGCGAACGGGGGACGACACCCCGTGGCGAAACGGAGGCGCGGGGGTGGGGAAACCCGGCCCACGCCGGAAAGGAGGAAAGGAAATTCATGCGGCTGGTTTGTCCATCATGCGGCGCGATGCACTCCGCGGAGGCGTGGTTGAACGATTCCAAGGCACGGGCTTCCATTCAGCTCATAGCCGGAATGCCCGGCCAGGTCCAGGACCTGATCTTCCCCTACCTGGGGCTTTTTCGGAAGGGGAAGAACGGTCTGTCCTGGCCCAGGGCTCACCGGTTGATCGGAGAGGTCGCCCGCCTGGTCGAAACGGGAACGGTACAGTGGGATGGAGGCGAGGTGAGGCCTTGCCCGCCTCACGTCTGGGCACAGGCGATCAACGCGGTGCTCGGCAGGCGCCCGACGGAACTGGATAATCACAATTATCTGCGCCATACGGCGTGGAGCATGGCAAAGGACCTGGCGGCGGCGTCCGAGCGGGAGGCAGAGCGTAGGAAAACGGCAAGGAACGATCATGTTCCTGCAGGCCCTTCGATACCTCAGGGCGAACGGGGAACGGCATATCGGGGCGAAGCTGCGGAACCCGGCATGGAAGCCAGGCCTGCCGGGGACGCTCCGGCATCCGAGGAGGACCGGCAAAGGGTGCTGGAGATGCTCCGGAAGTTTACGAAAAGGCTTTAGGCCGGAACGGTTTGGCATGAGATGGACCGTTTCAGGCCGGAATAGCCGGATTTGGCCGTCAGTTGCCTGCGCCGTGCCGGAGCTGAAAGGAAAGAAAAATGATAGCCAAAAGGAAAACGGAACGGAACACCCAGGAAATCTGGGTTTGGATGATCCGATCCGGTATGCGTCCGGCAAGGATCGCTGAAGCGATGGGGGTATCGAGAGCGCTGGTGTCCGATACCGTCTCCGGGCGGAAAAACAACCGGAGGGTGCTGCGGTACCTGGTGGAAGCCGGGTGCCCGAAAGAGCACCTGGACCTCCCTGAGGATCTGGTAGGCGCGATTTAGGGAGGCAGGAAAGTCGAAAGTTGGAAGTTGCCAGGCTGGGGTAGAAATCAGCGAGAAAGGAAGGCATATGCAAATTTGGCTGGCTTTTGGGATCGGGCTTTTCCTGGGAACCGTGCTCGGAATCTTCGCCATGGGCCTCCTGGCCATGGCGAGGGAGCAGGGGGAATAATGATGAACGGAAAGATCCATGTTTGTCGTGCTGATATCGAGGGCAAGTCTTATGAAATGCTACACGGTCAGGGAAATAGCGGAAGCGAAGCAATGCAGCGACAGTTTCATAAGGCGGCGCGCCAGGCTGGAAGGCTGGAGCTGCCAGGATAACGGCAAGGGCGGGAGACTCCTGTTCACCCTGGATGCGCTCCCGAAGGACGTCCGGCAGGCGCTGTGCGTTCCCAGGCCGGAGGAAATCACGGAAGAGACCATGCGGGAATATCTGAAGGCAAAACGGATCAGCGTGGACCCGGAGCGGATGAAAGATCCTGAAATCCAGGCGAAGGTGGCCTGCGCCAGGGCGCTTGAGGATGCCGCGTGGGGAGACAAGAAGGCGGTTGTCGCCACCTTGGCCGCCCGCTACCGGGTGAGCGAGATCACGATCAGGCGTTGGGCCGACGAGGTGGAGAGCTGGCGAATCGCGATCGCCTGCAACGACAAGGTGGAACTTTCGAGCGCGGAGGGGGTGCCTCTCGTGAAGGTGGAGATCCCGAGGACGCGGAAGTTCGACCGGGAAGCCATGGCCTACGGGATCATGACGTACGCCAGGAATATCCGGAGCGGCAAGCGGGCTGCCTATGATGATCTGTGCGCCGAAGCCGGGCGGAAGGGGTGGGCGATCGGGGACTACACGAACTTTACCCGAGCGGTCGGAAAAATCCCCCGGGGCGTATGGGACCGAATCCGGCGCGGGACGATCGGTTTCGACCGGGACTACATCCCCAAGATCGTTCGTTCCTGGCTGAGCCTGCCCGTCATGACGGTGCTCTGCGGGGACCAGCACATCTTCGACTACAAGGTCTTCGACATGGAGACCGGCGAGACAATGGCCCCTGAGTGCTACATCTGGATGGACTGCACGAGCCGTTACTGGGCCGGGGTGTGGCCGGAAATGGGCCACTACAACAGCTTCACCGTGGGGCACAGCCTGCGGGAGGCGCTCCGGTGGGGCCTGCCGGACGAAATCTTCACGGACTGGGGGAAGCCGG